CCGCCGGATTGTTCGCCGCCGCCCTGGCTGCCGGGCGCGGTGGTGGCGAACACGCCGCTAGCCGTACAGGTGCCACCGGCCCCACCGTTCTGTATGACGTTGGCGGCGGCGGGTCCCGGCTGGCCACCGCCCGCCGACAGCGACACCGACCCCGACGAGAAGGTACTTGCGCCCCCGGCGGTGGGTGTGTTGGCGCCCCCGGCACCGACGACCGTGGAGTACGTGGCTCCGAGCAGGCTTTTTGGTATCCACGTTCTGGAGACTCTGCCGCCCCCGCCGCCGCCGCAGCCGTTTCCGGTGTTGGCCGCGCCCTTCGACCCGCCGCCGCCGCCGCCAATCAGCGTGACGTACACCCCGCCCGTTGATGGCAGCCCGGCGGGGATCGGCTGGTTGGTGCGTGCGGTGTTTTCCTCGCTGAAGTTCGCCCAGCCGACGAACGTGACGCCGTGGCGTATGCCGGTCGGGTTCGGGTAGCCCCGGCCCCACCGGACCATTAGACCTCGATGATGACGTAGGAGACGAAGCTGACCGCCACCGCCGACAGCGGGGTGAGGCGCACCCGCAGATAGTTGGTGGCCGGGACCTCCGCGTCACGGCCCAGCGGGTACTGCTTGTTGGTCCACAGGCCGCCCTCCCATTTGAAATCCAACAACCTGGTGGCGGTGATGGTGCCCTCGGCGGCGCTGGCCGCGAGCCCGAACCCGCTGGCGCTGGTGCCCAGCGTGAACGGCGGGGTGTCGGTGATGCCGGTGTTGTTGAACCGCGGGATGTCACCGGCAACGTAAGCGGTCAGCACCGCGGCTGGCACTGTCCCGGTGTCGATGAGTTCGATCGCGCACGGCACCGGCGCGGCGGTCTGCAGCGAGTAGCCCCATTCAACGACGGTCACCCGCTGGGTCGGTTTGATCTGCTGAAGCGTGCGGGTGGTGTTGGCGACGGCTGAGGACACCGCAGGGACGGGCGGCGCGGACAACGCGGCGGTGGTGGCCGACCACAGTGTGAACAAGGATGACATGATGTTTCCCTTCTCAGGTGACGGCTGCTCTGGTTATAGCGACATCGACCACGCGGCCGGGTGCCGACACGCTGGCGGTGGCCGACAACGTGCCGGCGCCGGCGAACGCGGGGAAGCTGGCCAGGAACGGCGCCACGGTCACCGACAGCGCACCGTCCCCGGCCAGCGCCGCAGCGGGGCTGTAAAGCTGGCTCCAGGTTGTTGTGAGCGCGCCCGCCCCGGACAGTGCCGGGGACGCCAGCGGCAGCGCGACCGCGGTGACGGTGCCGCCGCCGGACAGCGACACCGGCATCGGGTAGAGCTGCATGGCGGTCACCGCGAAGCTGCCCGCCCCGGACGGGGCGATCGGAATCGTGTAGACGGGCACCGGCACGGCGGCCAGGGTTCCGGTGCCCGACAGGCCGATCGCGGCGAGGAACTGCTGCACTGCGAGCGCGGTGATCGACCCGACCCCGGTGGTGTTGATGTTCAGGGTGTATTGCGGGTTGGGAATCGCGACCAGTGACCCGCTGCCCGACGATGTCGCCGACACGGTGGGGCCGCCTGAGGCCGTGACGGCCAGCGCGCCGATCCCGTTGAACGGGGCGGTTTCGTCTTCGATCTGTCGGATCAGCCCCGTCAGTGAGCCGGGCGCCCCGAACGCGGGGATCGCCCCGGCGCCGACGACCACGTTGGCCGACAGTGTGCCTACCATGTCGCCGCCCGCTGCACGGCCCGCGAGATGACGACGCCGGCGATGGGCGCCTCGACGACCGCGGACAGGGTGCCCGTCCCGGCCAGCGCCACGGCCGGTGAGTACAGCTGGGTGACGGTGATGCCGAGCGTGCCGGCGCCGCCTTGGCCGGCCGGTTGGCCGTAGGACTGCATGACCGCGGTGGACAGCGCCGACCCGCCGGTGTATCCGGCGGTCTCGAGGTAGCGGGCGACCAGCGCCGCGCCGATGGCGCCGGAACCGGCCAGCCCGGCCAGGCTCTGATACAGCGCGAACGCGGCGCCCGACAGCGCGCCGGAGCCGACGAGTTGCGGCAGTTCGGGGTAGACCGGGCCGGTGGAGACGCCCGACAGTTCACCGAATCCCGACAGGCCGGCCAGCACGTCCTCGAGCTCGGAGAGCAGGCTGGCGACCAGGGTGCCCGACCCCGACGCCGCGATCAGCTGCGTGTACACCTGATACCACCAGGCGGACAGGCCGTCCCCGGCGGACCAGCCGCCCTCGGTGGCGGCCGCGAACATGCCGGTGCCGGCGAACGCGGCGACCAGGCCGGTGGGTGGGATCGCGAACGCGGTCAGGGTGCCGTCGCCGGACCACGGCTGCGCCCACGGCGCGATCTGGCTAAACGACGTGGACAGCAGCCCGCCGCCGCTGAACCCGACGATACCGATGTTGTAGTGCACGGTCAGCGGCACCGCGAGGTTGCCGACACCGGCGAGCGGGGCCGGGGTGGGGACGATCGGTTTGATGGTGACGGTCAGGGTGCCACTGCCGGAGTGGATGGTAATGTGCGGCAGAATCCAGCCTTGCTGGGGGTAGAAGTTGACGACGGGGGACACCGCCCAGCCTTGTGGCGGCGGGACGGTTACGGTCGGGACGTCGACAACCCAGCCCACTCAGGCGATCTGTTCCCAGCCCGCCAGGGTGGGCTGCAGGTCGTTCCACTGGGTGCCGTCCGGGCTCGACACCCGCCACATGTGCAGACCGTCCACATTCGCGCGTACCGCGACTGCGCCGGTCTTGGGGTCGCGGCGCAGCGTGCCGACCGGATCACCGCCCATGACATTGCGGTAGGCGGCCAAGATGGCCCCGACCTGCGCGGCGGTGAACGGTGTTTTGGCGTCTGGTTCGGACGCGACGTGGGCGATCTGCTCCATCTGCGCGTCGTTGGGCATCTCTATCACGACATACTCCTATTGACGAGGGCCACCTCGAAGTAGCAGGTCCCCCCGCTCGGGTCGCCGATGGCGCCGAACGCGACGCCGCCGTTCTGGTAGCCGGGGCTGATGACGTCACCGGCCTTGAGGTAGATGAGGGCGGTGCAGCCCTCACCGGTGGGGGCCTGCGCGCCGAAACCGGAATACGTCCCGGTGCCGCCCATCGCGCGGACCCCGACGTTGTTCTTGATGATCGCCGCCGCGAACTGCCCGTTGTTCTGGTTGCTGTTGTAGCGCAGGCTGACCGCGTAGGTGCCCTCCACGCTGATGGTGAGCTGGTACAGCCCGTCCCACGTCAGGTCCGGTGAGCAGAAGTCCAGGGTGTCGAAGAACCCGGCCGGCGTGATGATGTACGAGTTGGGGTTGGGGCCGACGGCGAAGTTGACCGTGCCGGTCGAGAGCCGGTACACCCGGAACGTGGAGCCGACCACCGGGGGTGGGGCGTTGTCGGCCACCGCCGTGCCGGCGATGGTTCCCCCCGACGACGGTCCGGTCACACAGGTGTTCTTGGCGCCCCAGTTGCGATAACCCGGCCCGAGCTGGCTGGCGGTGCCGGCCTCGATGTAGTCCAGCACCAGCTGCGTACCCGAGAACACCTGATAACGCCTGGGGTTGCCCTGCGCCCCGAACACGACCATCATGTTCGTCGACCACGTGAGCGCGACCCCGGACACCCAGATGGTTTCCACCCCGGCCACGGTGCAGCCCAGGTCGGCCTCATACGTCAAAAACCCGGCGTTGTACGCGCGGCCCCACACGAAGTTCTGCGGGTTGTTGGGGTTGTCCACCCGGCCCAGCGCGTACATGTACGGGGTTCCGCCGGTGGACGCGCCGCCCGGCGCGGAGTTCATCGCACCCGATACCCGCTGGTAGTCGGTGTTGGTGGGCTCGGTGTTCCAGATGGCGTACGCCTGCCGGTTGCCGTCGTTGTTCAGCGGGAACCAGCCGGCCAGCCCACCCTTGATGCCCAGTTTGGAGGTGCCGGTGCCGGTGTAGGTGACGGTGAAGTTGGACGGCAGCGGCCCGTCGGGGTAGTTCGCGAAGTCGACGGACACGGACACACCCGACACCAGCGCGCTTCTGGCCTGCACCTGCATCGCCTGGATCGCCTGCGTGTTGTTCAGCATGTTGTTGTACAGGCTGAACATCGACGAATTGGCTTGGTTCAGGGTGCTGCCGGTGTACATGCCCGACACGCCGACCAGGGTGTTGGTGATGTAGTTGGTCAGGGTCTGGATGTCGGCGATGTTGCTGATGCCCAACAGGCCGGTCGGCACCGAGCTGATCGCGAGGATGCCGGACGTGATCTTGGTGGCGTCCAAGCCGGGAACGTAGTTGGCGCCGATCAGACCGGTCGCGCCGAGCCCCTGCATTCGGTTGCTCATCGGGGTCAGCGCGGTGCCGATGTCGTAGTAGGTGCCGTCGGCCATCGTGTTGGCCATGTTCTGCACATCGGAGGACAGCGCGCGCGAGTCGACGTTGGTGTTCAGGTTGTTCAGGTCACCGGGCAAACCGGCGGTCCAGCTTTCGGCCATCAGCTGGGTTTTGGTGACCGACCCGTCGTCCCAGTTGACCGTCCCGGCGGTCGCCGCGGGCAACACGTTGAGCTGCAACCTGATCCCGTCCACCCCCGACGACGGCACCGTGTAGCTGCCCTGCAGCATCGTCCACCCGGCATCGGTGGTCGGGTTGAGCACCGAGTTCAGCACCGTGGTCGCGGCGATCGCGGTGCCCAGGTAGGACACCAGCGACAAGTTCATCGTCGCGCCGACCCCAGCCAGCCCGGTCCATTCCAGGTAGATCGAACAGGCCAGACTCTGGCCGGCCGCGACCGGGATCACCGGATCGGTCAGCAGGCTCTTGGGGGTGCCGTCCGCGGTGACCTTCACCGACCCGGACCCGTCGGCGGTGCGGGTGACGGTGCCGTCCCACGTCCAGATGCCTTGGCCGTCCACGGACACCGAGCTGGTGAAGTTCGGGTTCGACAAAAGGTTCGGGTTGGTGTTGGCCACCGAGCTCACCGGGACCAGCGGGGTCAGAAACGCCGACAGCACCCCGGTGATGATCTCGGCGGGGATCGCGACGATGCTCAGCATCGATTGCGGGAACGTGCCCGACGTGACTTTCGAGGCGTCCAACGGCGGAATGTTGTTCGGGTAAGCCTGCTGGGTGGTCGGGTCCATCGGCGTGAGCAGGTTCGTCGGATTCAGCAGGTTCAAGACGAAGTTGATGATCGACCCGAACAGGTCGAACCCGCCGGTCCCCGGACTCTGCGGCCCCGACCCCGCCGCGGGTGACTGCATCCCGTTGAACGCCAGGTTGTCTTGGTTGTAGCTAGCCAGCTGATTGAGGCTGCCGCCGTTAGGGTCCGGCGCCGCACCCGTGCCCAGCACCGTGTCGATGACCGAGTTGAACCCGCCGGTGACCACCCCACCGGTGCGCTGGGCCTGCTGCCCGATGACGTCCTCGACACCCTCGTCGAGCTGGTTCATCGGGTTCTTGTCGACCGAGAACTTGTTGGTGCCCGACGCCGAGTTCGACCCGGAGAACAGATCAACCGCACCGAAGGAGGTCACCGGCCTATCGCCCTTCTGCGGCGGGTGACAGCCGGTCCGGCCAGCCCCGGGGTCACGAACGTCGTAGGCTCGCTGACCGGGACCACCATGACGAAGCACTGCGCATCGGTCGGGGAGAAAATGTACAAACCGATCTCCCCGTCGTTGTAAAGATTCACGTAGATGGTGCCCTCGGCCGGGGAGCTGTGGTTCGCCGGGACGACGGCGATCCCGTTGGTGGGGGTGATCGCGCTGCCCGGATCGGACGGCGACGACCAGTGAGGCATTATGTTCACCTCACCCAAAGTGTTACCGAAACCTCGAGCGATCGATGTGCCGGCGGTCGGATCGCCGAGGCGGACCTCACAACCGATCTGCAGCGGATTGAACGACAACTCCAGCCCGAACGCCCCGATATGCCCCCACACGATCGGCGTCCAGGGAAACGGCTGCGGCGGGATCGCGAAGGACCCGATCGCGGCGCGCTGCGAAATGCCCGAGAAGCTGGTGAACGCCGCCTCGGGCATCGAATACGGTGACGGGATCAGCTGGCTGATGCTCATCGGCGCCCAGATCGGGTAGGCGATGGTGGCGCCGTTGACGACCGGCGGGGTCTGCCCGGTGCCCGGGGTGCCGGTGTCGACGTAGGTGGTCTGCGGCGCCATCACGGTGTGCAGCGCGACGTCCTCCTGCCCCGACACGCCGCCGCGGTAGATGTTGTACTGGACCGCGGCGGGGACCGCGTCCCACGCCAGGTACACCTGCGAACCCGGCCCGACGGTGATGCTGGCCTCATTGGATGCGGTGGTTTCACCGTTCGCGGAGAACGCGGTCACCATGTAGTACTGCGGCCCGATCAGAGTGCCGCCGCTTGACGAGCCGGTGACCTGCAGGTTGGTCGGCGGCGCCAGGTGCATGGTGACGGTGCGCCCAGCGTAGGCCAGCACATCGCCCGGTTCGGGCGGGTTGGTCGCGAAGTCCACATCCGGGCACAGCGCCAGCGCGGGCGGCGGGCCGGCCGGGCCGGGCGGCACCGCCAGGTTCAGCGTCCAGCTCGGCTCCAGCGGGGTGCCGCCGGTGACGATCGTCGAGTTCTGGTCGGGGGGGACCAGATTCACGAACGGGGTGATGATCGGGCACGGCCCCGGCGGGCCGGGGGTGCCCAGCATCACACGGCGCCACGACGTGCCGTACCACACATAGGCCGACGCGCCGATGATCGCTCCTTTGGAGTCCACATCATCCAAAAGCCAAAACTTGCCGATGTCGGCGACCGTGTTGGTCAAGGTCTGCGGCAGGTCCGCCGGGTCGTCCACACTGGTGTCGGTCATCAGGTGCAGCGCGAACGCCGCCGGGCCGGGCGGGCCGGTCGGGCCGATCACCGCGGGGAACACCAAAGAGCCGATGTCGCCGTAGATTTCGTAGGTCCCCGAGAACGGGGAGCCCAGCGCCTGATCCGGCGGGATCACCGACCCGAACAGATAGGTGCCGACCAGGTAGGACGCCAGGAAGTTCTGGTCGCCCGGTGACACGGGCAGCGCGGTTGTCATCACGTCCTCCTACGGGATATGCGTCACGTTCGCCGACAGGGTGCCGGTGCCGCGCAGCGGCGCGCCGGGATGCCACGTAGCCGACAGGGTGCCGGCGCCGGCGAACCGCGCGGCCCACGACGTGTGCGCCGACAGCGTGCCCATGCCGAGCAGCTGCCCGGCCGCGTTGCCCATCGACACACCCTTCTCGGCGAACGCGTAGAAGAAACCCTCGCTTCGCAGCAGCGGGTACTCGGCGCGCTGCGGCTTGCGGGGGATCGGGCCCAGCGGCAGCACCATGATGAACAGCTGCGCCCCGCCCGGCTGGAAGAAGTACAACCCCAACTGGCCGTCGTTCCACAAATTCACATACAGCGTGGAGTCCGCCGGGTTGGTGTGATTCGCCGGGATCATCGCGTACTGGTTCTTCGGGGTGATCGCCTGACCCTGGCTGTTGGCGGTCGACCCGACGTTGTTGTAGCTGGTCGAATAGTGCGGGAAAATGTTGACGTGCCCCAACATGGTGCCGATCCCGCGGCTGATCATCTTCCCGTTCGCCGGGTCGCCGAGCAGCACCTCGCAGCCGATCCGCAGCGGGTCCGCCGACAGGTTCAGGCCCGTCTCCCCGATGTGCCCCCACACGATCGGCGTCCACGGGAACGGCTGCGGCGGTAACGTGAACGAGCCGACCGGCGCCTGCTGCGCCACCCCGAAATAGCCGGAGAACGCCGCTTCGGGCATCGAGTAGGTTTGCGGCAGCAGCGCGCCGATACCCTCGGGCTGCCAGATCGAGAACCCGCTCTCGGTGTACTTGCCGGTGAACCCCATCAGGTCGCCCGTCACCGGCGTCTTGGTGACCTCGTCCACGTCGGGGAAAATGTAGAGCGGGGTGATCGGACCGACCGGGCCGGCCGGCGCGGCCAGGAAGAACTCCCACGTCGGCTCCAGCCGCGGACCTGAGGTTTGGATGTAGCTGGCGTTGACGTTGCCCTTGTCGTCGTACTGCGGGATCAGCTCGACCTCGGGGGTGATGTCGGGCACCGGCCCCGGCGGCCCGTACGCGCCCATCATCAGGCGCCGATAGCTCGTGCCGTACCAGATGTAGGCGGACTGGCCGACGATGTTGCCGAAGTCGTCGAGATCCTCGAGCAGGTAGTAGCGGCCGATGTCGGTGGGGCTGTTCGACAGGATCGGCAACTGGGCGGGGCTGAAGATTTCGGGGTTGATGGATTCGCGGACCGCGAAGCTGATGTCCCCCGCAGGTCCCTGCGGCCCGGCCAGCGCGTCGCTGTTCAGATCACCCTGGTCGGCCATCACCTTCAACGCGGCGGTGTACCCATTGGGGGTGTCGGGCATCGTCGTCAAAGCCGACACGTCGACCTTCACCACCACCGAACCCAGCGGCACGATCTCCCCGATGGACGGCGGCGCCGGCGTCGGAACGGCCAGCGGGTCAAACGACGGGGCGCTCATCGCCGCTCACCCGTCTCCCGGTCCACCCACTCCTCAGTGATGACCGGCGTCACCGACCACGGCGGCGCCAGCTGTTGGCCCGGGTCGCCGTCACGGATCGCGGCGAGCCGGCGCGTGTCGGGCGGCAGGTGATGATCGCTCGAGCGATGCTCGGGCGTCAGCTCTTCCGCGGCGTCGTCGGGGGCTCGGGAGTCCACCCACGTGTAGGCGCCCTCACGCACACCCGGCGCGGTGTAAGCCCGTTTCTTGATGTATTTACGCCCCGACGACCGGAACCCCAAAAGCGCCAGCGTCCACGCGATCGCCACCTTGGGCTGCGTCATGTGCATCCCGCTCAGGTCCACGACGTGCCCGTCGGGGTCGTTGGGGTAGTCCAGCGCGTCGTAGATCTCGAGGTAGGCGGCCTGCACCTTCAACATCTCGAGCGCCCGTCTGCGTTCCTCCCCGGTCAACCCGGCCTGCTCGATGGTTTTCGGGGTCAGCTCGCCGCGCTCCCCGAACTGCAACCGCGGCGCACCACCGTTGCGCGGGTCGTACGGATTGGTGCCGGTGAACCCGTACCGGGAGTTGGTCCGGTTGTTGTACGGACCCGACGAGCGGGACTGACCTTCAACAATTTTCTCGTCCATAATTACGCCTCGAACAGGGTCCCTTCTCCAGCGAATTCTGATATCAAACCGTAGACCGCCGCTATCGTTTTGAACGCAGCGTTGAACGGGTCACCTTTTTGTTTGTCCTCCCCGATTTTTATATTCACTGTCAGCGCCTTATCCCAGGACCATTCCCGTTTTATGCCGTGCACATTGTCGACGTAAATAATTCCGTTTTCCTCAATCCCGACCCGGTCCCCGAGGTAATAGTCGATGTCGGCCATCCACGGATGCCCGTTGATGGTGTCGGCCTTGAACGCGGCGAAAGCCCTTGTCTTCCAGTCCCCGTCACGCAGCGTAAGAACACTAGCCAGCGTGTAGGCGGTGCCGGTGCCCTGCTCGAAATGCTCCTGCCACGCCACATCCCCGGAATACAATGCGCGAATAGGGTCGGTGAATCTTTGCCACGCAAAAAGTGTATTGTCCAACTGGCCCTGATAAAGATTATCGAGGCCCGGCGTGAACGGAACCTGCGTTTCACCGGACTGATCCGCCAAACCGATCCACGTATTTATGACGTCGGACAACTGCGACAAACCGTAACGAATAGCAAACGTCTGCGCCTCGTTCACAATGACAGGGGATTTCGACCCCGTCATGATCGTCTTGACCGACCCCTTATGCCACGTCAGATCGGTCGTGATGATCCCGTTGTACGTCCCGTCCCACCAAATCACCTTCGGCACCGCCGGCGCCACCAGGGTCAGCTGCTCGATCAGATACGTCGACCCGACACCGGCCGCGTCCTCCACCGGCTCCCCATTCAAGACCTGCCCCGGGTCGAACGTGTTACCGGTCGTCAAATCCACCGTCACCGGGGTAATCAAGTCATCGAGCGTGACCGCCACCGTCGACAACAAACCGTCCAGCGCAGTCCCCGTCGGCCCGGTGCGCCCATCCTTCTGCTCGAAGGAGAACACGCAGCAGTTGCGGATCGGGGCGACCAGCTGATCGATGGTCTGGTCGAGCTGGGACACGTCGACCCCGAACAGCATCCCCAAAAGGTCGGGTATCACGTTGAGGATGCTGGCCAGCTCCCCGTTCGGCGAGACCGGGTCGCTCGTGAGGTACGTGTAGCAGCGCATCACGCAACCGGAGTCGGTCAGGATGTCCTTGAACGTTTTGTACCAATCAGTCCAGGTGGCGCCGATCGCCGTCCACCGCGACTGGTCCAGCACCGGGTCGACGAACGCGACCTGGATCGGCCACGCGGTCGGCAGGAAGTTCAGAACCGCGTCCGGGCCAAGCGGGTTGATCCAGCCGGCCGGGTTGAAGATGTTGGTGATCGTGGACCAGCCCGGCATGAACAGCCGGCCCAGGTTGATGAACGCGGTCAACGCGCAGATGGAGCGACACGGGCCGGGCAGCACCCACATGCGGGGCAGCTGGACCTCCGGCGGGAAGATCGGATTCGCGGCCACGAGAAGCCGTTTCGCGTGCTCAAAGAAGGACAGGGCGGTCAGTTCGATCTCGTGGATGCCCTTGTCGTCCTTCTTGACGTGGATTTCGGTGATCTTGCCGCCCCACCGTTTCCGGTAGTCCTGCTGCGTGGGGATCGGGTCGATCAGAAGGTGCAGGTCTTGGATCAACTGGGTCTGGTTGGTCATGTAGTCGGTGAGCCAGTTGTCGTACAGGATCTTCACCGTGCACTTGCCGGTGTCGTCCATCAGTTCCTCGACGCTGGCGTCGATCTCACCCTCGAGGGTCTGCATAATGTCAAGGTTCGAGTCGGCCAACCGGATCAGCGGCTTCTGCTTCGAGCTCATGATGGTGGTCAGCCGCACCCCGTTGAGATACGCCGCGGTCTGGCACGGCTCGAGCGCCATGTCCGGCACGTTCGCGGCGCCGGGGGTGGGCAGCGCCCCGTCGACCCACTGCGTGAACTTCAAACCGGGCGCGGACTGCTGCAATGCCTGACTCATCAGCGGCTCCGCTTATAACGCTGCGGGACCACGGCCAAGATCTGCCCGTTCGGGTCGGAATGCGCGACGGTCAGATTCACCACCGTCTGCGGCGGGATCGCGAAAATAAACTTGCCGTTAAACGTCAACTGCAGCGGCAAGCCCTCGTTGGCGATACCGGACAGGAAGAAGTCCAAGATGATGGACTGGCGGATGATATCGAAAATCAAGTTGTCCCGCGGGTCATTAGCCGCGGTCAACGTCCGATGCGACGGCTCGGTGTCACACATGTACGTTCCGACCGACGGCTGGGTGTAAGGCAACGCCACCAGCCGGGTGGAGTCGTTGTCCTGAACGATCGCCTGCCCCGGGGACGAGACGAAAAACGTTGCGTAGGACGGCAGATCGCCGCGATTAGCCAGCGGCAGAGTTCCCCAATAGTACATATTCAGGCCGGTGATGTCGTCGATCAGGCTGACCAGCGGGTCCAAGATTCCTGACAGGATTCCCCCGCCGGCCGGCGGCGGCATCGCCGGTCCGGCGGTGTTGGCCGAGAACAGCTTGTATAGGGCGGGTTTGGTGAAGTAGGGCCGGGCGGCGATCCAGTTGATGTTCCACTGCGACGCGTTGTTGCCGTAGGCGGTGGGGTCCAGTTTCTGCGGCGATTTGACGGTTTCGTTGGGCCGCACCGGTATCCACCGCCACCCGGAATATCGGGTGTACACACCCAGCCAGCCGTCGTTGGCTTCGTCCTGGCCGGCCCACCAATGGTCCTCGGCGAGGCGGTACTGATATTCGGTCATGGGTGGGGCCTGCGATCCGATGATGATGCCGACGTCGAACATCCGCTCGGGGATGTTTTGGCGCTCGATCGACGCGCCGAACATGTAGGGGGAGTTGACCAGCACCTGTTTGAACGGCCACTGCTGATCGCCCTCCACCTGGGTGGCCAGCCGCACTCCTTCGCGGCCCTTCGACGGCCCGGCGAGGTTGAAGATGTAATCCTGCGCGGGTGTCAGATAGACGACGTGGGTCATCATGCCGCGCACTGCGGGCGGCAGTTGCAGGAAGTCGACGGGGTTGATCAGGGCGGGGAAGTAGGCGGCGGTGTGGGTGCCGGGGAAGGTGATCTCGGGTCCGGTGACGATGCTGGGGGTGACCCCGATGCTGGGGGAGATTCTCATGTCATCCGCCTAACGTCATTCCGCCGACCGAGCCGCCGGACATGGCGGGGGCGCGGGTGCCGGCGTTGACGGCCTGCTGGGCCTGGGCGTTGAACACGTGGCCGGGGGTGACGCCGTTGTTGTTGATGTTGACCTGGGTGCCGATGTTGCCGCCGACGTCGGTGCGGCGCACCGCGGCCGTCGCGAGCTGGGGCGCGCCGGCGGGGCCTTCGCTTCGCACCATCGCGGGGGTGACCGACGCCGCCGATGGTGGGGCGTGGGCGCTGTCGCGGCCGTAGGTGTAGGAGGGGCCGCCGTATCCGAATGTGGCGGGGGACACGATGTTACGGGCGAACGGGGCGCCCTGGCCGCCGGTGTAGCCGTCGGCGGTGGGCAGGCCGATCGCTTTGGCGACGTGGTCGGGCAGCGGCGCGGCAGGTGCCGGGGCGCTCGGCGCGGCCGGGGTCGGCGCGCCCGGTGTGGTGGCCCGCGCGGCGGCCATCTGTTGGGGGGTGGGTGGTTTGACGCCGGGCAGGTTCAGTTCACCGCGCGCCCAGGCTTGCATCATCGCGGAGCGGGCCGGGTGCATCAGCCAGTCCCCCATGTTGCTGAGGTTCAGTCCACCCCCGCCACCGCCGCCCCCGGCTGGGGTGCCGCCGTCGCCGTACCCGAACGTGGCGGGGGACACGATGTTGCCGCCGAACGGGGCGGCCTGGCCGCCGCCCTGCAACGGCGCCAGCGGGTTGGTCGGGTTGAGGTTGGGTCCCTGCACCGGCTGGTTGTTCTCATCGAGCCAGTTGTTTGTGGCGGTGTCCCAGTGCGGCGGCGGGCGCGGCGGCGCTGGTGGACCCGGCGGTTGTTGCGGATTCCACGGCGGCTGCGGCGCCGCGCCGGGTGGCGGGAAGAATCCCTGCCCAGGCCCGCCGCCGACCGGCTGCCCGCCCGGCGGCGGCGGTGGTGGTGGCGGTGGTGGGGGTGCCGGTACAACGATCTTCGCGCCGCTGTCCTGGTTGTAAATCTCGCCAGGTACTTCCTTGGCGTCCTTACCCTTCCCTTTCATCAGTTGCTGGTTGCCGCCGCCCATCGGCTTCCACCATTCATCCGGCCCGTGCGGTGGAAGCTTGTTCACCGTTGGCGCCTGCGCCGGCTGGCCTGTGCCCTGTGTCGGCGGGACCGGTTTCGGTCCCTTGCCCGGCGGGTAGTAGCGCTTCGTTTCGCTGCTGTAGCTCCAGCCCTGCTCGACGGTGCCGTGCGCTTTGAGGTAGCCACCGTCCTCGGGGTCGGGGATGTCCTTGGTGCCGTCCGGCAGGGTGTACACGCCCTGCGCGTCGGGGGTTTCCGTGGCGCCGGGCTGACCTGGCTGCGTGGGCGCGGCGGGGAACTGTCCCTGATCCGCCGGACCCGGCAACGGCCCGGTGCCCTGCGGCACCGGCAAGCCGCCGACGGCGGGGATGCCCTGAGCGGCGGGCAGCCCCTCCCCGATCGCGTTGGCGATGTTCAACGCGTAGGACGCCCCGCCGGCGAACAGCTTCCAGATCCCCCACTGCCACGGCGGTTTCCCGAACACGTCACCGAAACCGAGCTCTTGGGCCATGCCCTTGATCAGCCCGGCGCCCATCGCGGCGGCATTCGAGTCGGGGCTGGTCGCCGCCTCCGCCGCCTTGCCTTCCCACGGCGGCGCGTTGAACATCTCCTGCTCCTCCGCGTCGGTGGTGTCACTCAACGAGGTCTGGGCGTGGCTGAGCGCTTTGCTGGTTTGGACTTGGTTGGCGAGGGCCTCACGCAGCTCCTTCTCCGCTTTGGACAGCCGGGAGTTCGTGTCGGCTCGCTCCCGCGCCGCCCAAGCCTCATACTCAGCCGACCCGACCTGCGCGTGGGTGATTTTGGTGCCCTCATCGATGGCGGCCTGCAACTCGGTTCTCGCGTTTGACACCCGGATGGTCGCGCCCTGGTCGTTCTGTTGGGCGGTAGCAAGATCGGTGGTGGAGGTGGCGAGACGTTCCTGCGCGCGCTTGGCCTTTTCCAGCCAGTCGCTGAGCTTTTTCAACTCGGGGATAGTCTGGCCGGTGATCTGCGATATCTGTTCAGGACCCGCCCCGGCGGGCACACCGGGCATGTGCCACGGCTGCTCGAACCAGCCGTACGGTGTCTCGATCGCGGTCGCCGACGGTCTCGGTGCACCGGCCGGCGCGATCGGCTGCGCCCAGCTCGGCGGCGGCTCCAGCAGCGGCTGGCCGGGTCCAACCGGTGCGGGCACCGTCGGCACGTTCGGGTCACCGTGACGGCCCCGCCCGGTCACCAAAATGATCTTGGTAGTGCCGGTGGTGGGGTCGGTGTCCGAAGGTTGGTCGATGGTGTCGTCGGGGCCGTCACCGCCCAGCATGCCCGACGGTGACGGCACGATCGGACCATTGGCGCCTATCGCCGCGCCGCCCAGCTGCAGGCCCAGCGCCCGCGACAGCCACGGCGGCAGGATCGCCTTGAGAGCGGCCCGCGCCTGCGCGGAGCCGATTCTGTGCGTCCCGCCGCGGCCGGAGGTGGCCGCGTAGGTGGACCCGGAAAGCCCGCTCGCCCACGACGCTTGAGCGCCGGCGCCTGTCGACACCATCGCCGACGCGAAGCTTTTCAACCGGGCGGTTTCCTCCGGTGTGTAGCTCAGCCCGGACATGTCGGCCTTGCCGACCGGCCACCAGTCCAGGCCGTGATTCTTGCCGCCATGCTCCTGATGCCCCGGATAGGTCGACGCGTACAGCCCGTAGCGGCGGCCCAGCTGCGCGATCCACGGGAAGCCGGCCGACGCGAACTCGGGGTGCTCGTGCCCGCCGCCGGGCAGGTTGGTGCCGATCGGCATCCCGTACGGCTCCCCGTTCGGGCCGGTTTCGAAGCTGGTGTGAACGTGGCCGTGGTGCCCGCTCCAGTCTTCGTTGTAATACCCCGGCTGGCTGGTGCCCGGCCCGACCTTCCCGTACGGCGCGGCCTCCCCGAAATACTCCTGGGTTCCCGGCGGGTTGTAGATGACCTGCAGAACGCCGGTCCCGCCGCCGTACGCGCGGCGCAGCAGCTGCCCCTGATTCATCGCGTGCAACAGGCCGGCCGGGGCGGTACCGGGCGGGATGACCCGCTCACCGGGTTCGGTGATGATCGGGATCATCCCGCCCGCGGCCATACCGAGCATCTGATCGAGGATGTCGCGGTACTGCATGGAACGATGCCGATTCATGATGAACGTGCCCGACGGGACGTTCATCGGGACGGTGTCGCGGCCCGGCAAGTGGTAGCCCTTGATGTGCCCGCCGCCCGCGAAGCCCTCGGAGTCGCTGCCCAGGATCTGGTCCCAGAAACTCTTGTGATCGGCGCCGCCGCCGCCTTGAGGCATCGTGAAACCCAGCTCACCCAACATGCCCTGCAGGAACCCCGCCAAAAGGCTCTTCCCGCCGCCGTCCCCGCCCAGTTGCAGACCGATCCGGCCACCCAGCGCGGAGTACCCGACCTGCACGCCGCTCGCCTCACCAATGTCAGCCAAACCGGCCGGGTGTCGACGGATAGTGCGGATCGACGCGCGGATGTTCTGCACCGGGTCGATCAACTGGTCGGCCGGGATTCCCACCGCCGCCGCGGTGGGGCCGATGACCTGCGCCAGCCCGATCGACGGATGCCTGGGCCAGTTCTCGTCGTACATGTTGATCGAGTTGGGGTCACCCGGCGTGCCGGCGCCCGATTCTAGGGAGATGACCCGCTGCATCCCGTCCAGCCAAGGGATGCCGCCGCCGCCGTCGGCGTGGGGGTCCAGCCCCTCGGCGCGCAGCGCGGCCAGCGTCCATTTCATGACGAACAGCCGTTTGAGCGCGGTGCTGGCCGCGCGCCACGCGTTGACCGGGATGACGCCGGTGGTGATGTCGCCGACGTCGTGCGGTGCCCATTCGCTGGGAACGATCTTGGACGGGTCATATCCCGCGTTGCCGCCGTCATCGAAGCCTCGCCACGGGAACGCCGGGTCGTTGGGGATCACGGCCGGCCCGGGGTCGGGGAACCCGATGTGCGGCGGCCAGTCGTCCCACGCTTTCGGGTCCTGGGGGAACGGCGGCTGGGTCGGGTCGGGATAGTTCGGCCAGAGCGGGAACCACGGTATGCGCCCGTGCGGCTGCTCGGGGAACATGCCCCGGCCACCCGGCCCCAGCACTTTTCGCTGCTTGCCCGGATCGGGCGTGAACGGCACCGCGCCGGTGGCGAACCCGCCGTCCGCGTAGTTTCTGCCGATCTGCCAGTGCGCCCACGCCGCCGCCGGGGTGTGATAACGGCTCTTGATGTAGTTGACCATCGCCACGAGCTGCTGATACGGGGTCAGCGCCTGCGCGGCGGCGACGCTGGTGACCTGCGGGAAAGGCCCAAAGGTGCGGTAGTTGGACAGCGTCAACTGGCCCAATCCGACGGTGTTGTCACCTTTGATCGCGTTGGAGTCGACCCAGTTGACATTCTTCGGGTCCCAACTGGATTCGCCGGGAATGATGTTGTTGATGTACTGGGCGTCGCTGGCCGGGAAACCGCCTTGGGCCATGTGGGACCAGAACTTCGCGCTAGTGCCCGGCAGCCCGACATGCGGCGCCAAATGCGTCGGCTCGTGATAGGACAGCGACGCCCGCGCGTGACCGCCGTGCTGCAACCCCGGGAAAAGACCCGGATTCATGGCGATGAACGCGCCAGCCTTAAGATCCTCCCAGTTTTGGTGACCTTTCGGTCCGTAGGTTCCCCACTTCTCCATCGGGTCGAACGGCTGAACGATGTCGCCCTCGGCGAACCCGGCGAAACCACCGCGGAACAGGGCCGCGACGACCTGGTCCTGCATCGGGCCGCCCGGACCCGGACCCGGACTCACACCGTCCGCAGCGGAAGGCGACGACAATGAGTCCCCGCCGTCGGGCAGCGTGGCGCCAGCAGCCAGCTTCAACTTGACGTCGATGCTCACACCGTCGCTGGTCTGGTTCTTCGACGGGATGCCGATCGCCGTCATCACATCCTCGGTGGACTTAGACTCGGCGTTCTTGGTGTCCAGGCTGGTCGGGACCGACACACCGGGCATCGACACACCCTCGGACTGCACCGTGCCCTGATACTTGTCGGGGATACCGACCCGGGTCATGGTGTCGGCCTCATCCATCGGCTGCGGCGTCGTCAACGCGATCGACGCGGGCAGCGTGATCGCCTCCGACAGGCTGGTGCCCGTCCGCATGTTCTCTGGGATCGCCGCCGCGTCGAGCACGGTGCCGCCGGTCGCGAAGCTTTGTATCGGGCCGCCGGCGTTCATCGCGTCCAGCAGCGGCCCCCACTTCTCCGACGCCGCGAGGTTCATCACCTTCTCACCGGCGGTCAGCATCGCCGGCACATCATCGACACCGCCGGAACCGCCGGTCACCGTCCCGCCGCTCGCCAAGAACAGGCCGATGATGTCCTGCCAGTGCTGCTGAAACCAGTTCTTGTGTTCCGGCGCCGCTGGGGTGGTCGACGGCCCCTGCTGCGGCTCCCCCGGCTTCGTCTCCGTGGCGACTCCCGGTGTCCCGCCACCCAACCCGAGCAGATCCCGCAGCGCCTTGGCCTGATCGGGCGGCAAACCCTTGAAGTCGAGGAACACGTCGGCGTGTATCCCGTCGGGTTTAGCCAGCTCGGAGGGCACCCCGATGTCGTCGTGTAGGTATTGCTCCACGGTTTTGCCGGGCGGCACCTCCACCTTGAACTCGATGTTTCTGGTGATGTCCGCGAATTGGGCACCGTACTTGGTGTTCAGGAACTGCTCGAGGTCGTTGAGTTCCTCCTGGGTGTGGGCCTTGATCTGGGTGATCTTCCCGGTGGTCTTGTCGCCGATGATGTCGATGCCCCGCTGGGCGAAGTTACCTACGACCTCATCCCAGGCGGCGGGGTCGATCGTCATTCCCGTTTGAAGGCTGCCGCCGAACGCGTCCTGCAGCTTGGCTGCTTCCATCCCGACCTGCTGATGGGTGGTGGGGTCGATCAGCGGTTTGGCGAATGTGGCGCGGCTGGCCTCCCACATCGCCGCCGCGTTCTGACTGTGCGACACCAGATCGGCCAGCGGCCCCTCCAATCCCTCCAGGCTGTTCCCGAGCGCGTCCAGCCCGGCGGCGCCCGTTCTCATCCAGGCACCAACGTCGAGGTTCAGCAGACCCCTCAAGGGTTCCATCGCCTTGCCGGTAGCGTCATGGATGCCCTGCATCGCCTTGACGAACCCGGTCGGGTCAAGCCAGGACGGGATTAGCGCGAACTTCGCGGTCATCATGTTGATCACGCCGTCGACGGCCATCAGCGCGATCACCGCAGCGTTCTTGAAGAACTCCACCGTGCCGGACATGCCGCGCATGATGCCGGCGAGGAAGTGGCTGATCCGAGATCCCCAGTCCAGCAGCTTCTCCCCGATCGCCCCGACGAACCCGATGAACTCGACCTGATGGGTCTGCAACCAAGTGGAGATCTTGTCGCCGACACCGGTCAGCGCGGTCACCAGCCCGGTGCCCAGCGGCGCCAACGCGGCACCAACCTGCTGGGACAACACCTCCAGCTCCTGCTCAAGATTCTTGGTGGCCTGCAGCGCCTCATCGAAGGGCTGCGTAAGCTTGACCCTCTGCGCGTCCACCGCCCTGCCGGCCGCGTCAGCGGCCAGCGGAATGCCCAGCCGCAGGCCGTCCATGTAGACCTCGGTGTTTTTCGCCGACCCCAAGAAAAACATCCCCCACCGCTCGGCCTCGCCCATGATCTTGCGTCCGGCCTCGGTACTGGTCCCACCGGCCTCGTCGATGCGGTGGATGAAGTCCATCAGCACGGCGTTCATCTGCTCTTGGCTGATACCCGCCTTGTCCAGGGTCTCGGGCAGCTTCGCGATCGCGAACGGCAACCGCTCCATCGACGGACGCCCGAGCAGCTCGTTGAACTGGGTCATGACCAGCGCGGCACCATCCATCGAGAAACCCAGCGCCTGCCACGCCGGTGACGTGGCATCCAGGTCGCGAAGGAGGTCGTTGACGGCGGCGCCGCTCTCCCGAACCAGGTTGATCAGGATCGTCAGCTCTTCGTTGGTTTTCTCCGGTTGCACATTGAACGCGTTGAACGCGGCGGTCAGGTTGTCGACGTTGATCTTGGTGTCGCCGAGCAGCTCGTTACCCTCGGCCAGCGTGGTCGCCAACTGCTCAATCTGCTGATTGGTCAGCCCAGCCCCGTTACCCAGACCCGACAGCCGCGTACCCAACTCCCCGACGATGTCGGCGACGTCCTTGAAATGCACCAAATCACCGGACGCGGCGATGTTGCGGACCATGTCCAAGTACTCACCGAGCTTCTCGGTGCCCAACGTCTGACCGGCGATGGTGCGGGCGGCGTCCTGCCACTTATTACCGATGTCCATCAACGTGTCGGCGAACGTCCCCGCGAGGCTCTTGTACTCGTCGATCAACGCGAAGATCGCCCCGAACGCCTGCTCAACCGGGGCGATCAAACCCTTGAACGCCTCACCGATGATCGGGATACGCCCCACCGTGTTGTCGATCTCGGTGTTGATGATGTTCAGCGGCAACTGAATCGACGTCTTCGCGACATCCTCGAACAGCGAAAACACCCGCCCGACGTCGGGCATCTTGCCCGCCACCACCGCCGCGAACGTGTCCATCAGTGTGTCGGCGGCTTCCTTACCGACCTTCGCGAACGCCCCGACCTCGTTTTCGACCAACGCGACAACGTTCTTGATGTTCTCGACCGCGTTACGGGCGGCCTCGACGATCGCGGTGCCAACGGCGAGCTTCGCGAATCCCGACATCTTCTTGGCTGACTGTTCCATCGCCTGGGCGGCCTCTTCGGAGAAGTTCTTAACCCCCGAGACCATCTGCCCGCCCATAGCCTTGGTCGCCTCGATGTGCTCCTTCCAAGCCTCGGTGGAACCTTTCTCAATGTTGGTGCGGAACACGTCGCCGGCCTCCTGGCCGGTGTCCCCGAAGAACTGCCGCACCATCGGACGCAAACCCGCCGGCAAGAAACGGCTGACCAGCGAACTGATAGTGGACGAGAATCCCGAGCTCATTCCCTGCGCCCCCTGCGCGCCGGCCTGCGCAAACGCCGGCGTCAAGGTGGTGCCCCACCGGCCCACCTTCCCCGCAAGAATTGATTCGAAATTGACCCTTTCCACCTCCTGGACCATGCGATTCACGCCGGCCTGAACGCCCGGAAGAATGCGGTTGAACTCATTTTCGACAAATATGGACAGGCGCCCGGAACCCAACGTGCTCACCGTCTGGGTGATCCCCCCGACCAGCGCCTGCCCGATAGCCGTGCCCCGCTCCTTGGCGCCGACTTGCTGCTCGATATCGAGTATGTGTGCCCATAGTGGACTGGCCGACAAATTCTGCATGGTCTGCAAAATGCCGCCGCTGAATGCGTGCCCGGTACGCTGACCGGCCGCCGCCGCCTCAGGCTCCCCGCCGACGAACAGGTGCTGAACAGGCTGCAGCGCAGCCATCGCCTGCGCGAAACCGCTCTGCCACGACCGCCCGGTCCGCTCACCGGCCGCCGCAGCCACAGGCTCCCCGCTGATCAAAATCTGCCCCGGAACCGCCTGCAGCGCCGCCACAGCCTGCGCGAACCCACCCTTATACGCCTGCCCGTGAGCTGCACCAGCGGCCGCGGTCTCAGCCGTCTGGGTCAGCGCCAGCCGCGGCACCAGCCCCGCGGCCGCCACAGTCTCCAACCAGCCGCCGCTGAACGCCTGCCCGTGCTGGCGACCAGCCGCCGCAGCGTAAGGCTCACCCTTCGCTAACCCCGCCGCCAGCGACGGACCCAACGACGCCAACCCCGGATTGAAACCCCTACCGAACGCCTGCGCATGGCGCACACCCGCGGCCTCAACAGCCGGCTCAGCCCTGATCAACGCCCCCGCCGGCGCGTCAAGATTCTGCATCTCCTGCGCGAACCGCGTACTGTACGTCGCCCCGTGACGCGCGGCCGCCGCCGCGATGCTCGACTCCCCCGCCGTCAACGCGTACTGCAGCCCCGTCGGGAACAAACTCTGCAACGTCTGCAGGAACCCGCCGTGCCACGCCTGCGCATGACGCGTACCCGCAGCCGCCGACGCCGACGTCGAAGCCGCCAACGCCCGGTCGAACGTCGCCGCCATCCGCGCCGTCAAATCCGGGGTGAACGTCTCCCCGAACCCCTGCGCCGCCTGCTGACCGAGCCGACGCATCTGCTCGAGGATGCCCGCCGCGCTCGCGGCGACGTCAACCCACGAAACCGGCTCGGACATCAGTACGTCCTCATCCGGCCGCGCCTACCCGTCTTACCAGCGGCGGCGGCCGCGTACCGGGCCTTGTCGCGGCGCTCGGCCTCGTCCCACGTCATCGCGTCGGCGGGGAAGAATTTGGCCTCGGTCATCGGATCGTCGCGGCGCGCCTCCATGCCTGGCCGTTGATACGCGTCGGGCAGGCGCGCCACGCCGGCCGCCTGCTCCTGCATGTTCGCCAGCAGATGCGCCTCACGCGACCAGCCCTGATCGAGGTAGTAGCGCACGCTCGAGGACGGCGGCGCCGCCGTCACGATCGACACCATCTCCGCGAGACTCAGATCATGCACGTCACGCCCCAGCGCCATCACGTCCCGATGAAAGGCGTGCCAGCACTCGCCGATGACGTGCGCCAGCATTAGGATTCCCCCGGCGGCCCCACCTGCGTCTGCGGCGCAACGGCCGGCGTGAACCAGCCCATGAAGAACGCGGCCTGCTCATCGTCGGGCAGCAGCGTCACCCGCTCCTGAATCGGGTCGGGCACCTTCGCCATGTCCATCCACTCGAAGGACTGCTGGATCTGATCCAGCTTGCGCAGACGCCACATGAAGTGATAAGTCGGCCTGACCGTCGTGATGTGCGGAAACACGATCGGCGCGTCCCCGGCCCGCGACCCCGGCTTCGGGGTGAACACATACACCTTCGTGTCCGCCCCATACGGATGATCCGGCGTCCCAGGCGGATTCACCGACACCGGCTCCGGGCGCGTCGTCGGAACGAACTCCTCCGGGTCCGGCACCGCCGCCGTGAACGGATTCTGCGTACCCGGCGCCGACGCATCCGGCGGCGCGATCGATACCGGCACCGAACCGTTCGGTGAACCATTGCTCGCCGCTACCCGCTTGGCCGCCTTACGAGGAGCCGTCCCCTTCGGCTTCTTGGCAGCAGTCGTCATAGATACTCCCAGAAGTTTGCTAGGTGATCTATAATGCCTGATCAGATGGCATTACAGCGTTTGCCCATCGTCCCAGTACTCATAAGCGTGGTTGTTATTTGCGTCTGGGAACGGACGAAGCGTCAAGTCGAACATCGCCAATTCCTTATGGACCCACTTCAGCGGACCCACCAGCGTGATACGCCCCGTCGGGATCACCAGCCGCATCGTCATCGACAAGTAGTACGCGTCGATGCACCACGACTGATACGGCAACAGCTCACGGTTCAGCTTCGCGGCGATCAACGTGCCGGTCGTCGCGGTCGGCGGGGTCACGGTCACGTTCTGCGCACCGTGCGCCGCGCGCTGCACGTCGGCGTTCATCATCTGCATAAGCTTAAATTTTATGGTCAGACCATACTTATCTTGAAGAATCGCGACCAGGTCACCACCCCAGTCGTTGACCTCGGTGTTCGGCCGCTCTTCAGTTCGGTCGACACCATCGACACTGACCCGGCCCAGCGTGATGAACGCCGCGTTCAGGGCGCTGGTCGAATCCGTGGGCAAAGGCGTGCCCAGAGGGGCCGTCAGAACACCGCCGGTCACCTTTGGATAAGGGGCAGCGACCTCCTGAACCTCGGCCTCGAGGAGTGGGGGTGAAGTCATAGCATTCCTCCTGCTAGTGGGGATTCACGAGCGCAGGATCACATCAGGTTTGCCGTGGACGGACGCGACACGCCGCGAAAATCCCGCAGCGGATCGGCAAACGGGACTTACGTATCACTGTGCAGATCACGGGCCCGGCCTGCAGGGTGGCGCGCTGCCCACAACCCGCGGCGCGGCGCGGCATGTGCTGGATGCACTACAAACGCTGGCTAAAATACGGCGGCACGGGACCGGCCGGCCCGATCGGCCGGAAAGCCTCCCTCGAGGACCGCTTCACCAACCACGTCCAGCTCGGCGCCTGCTACATCTGGACCGGCTACGTCCACGCCAGCGGCTACGGCGCGATCCGCACCGGACACCGACTGATCTACGTTCACCGCTATGCGTGGGAACACGAATACGGCCCGATTCCGCCCGGCGCCAAGGTGATCCAGACTTGCCGCAACAAACTGTGCGTGCGACCCGATCACCTCGAGCTGGGTTAGCGTTTCCGGCCGGGCCGCGGTGCTTGGGCGATCTGGTTCTGGGCCACGATCTGCTCCGGTGTGACTCTGCGGGTGATCCGCTGCCCGGGGATGATCGGCAGACCGGGGACGCGCCAGGTGACCATCGCGCGATATCTCGTCATCGCCACCATCGGATCAGCCTTGCGCAGCGCGTTCGCGGTGCATCTCGAGTACGTGCAGTACCACTTGTCACCGTTCGGCATGACGGTCACGGTGCCTTGCGCGTTGGCGCCCCACGCGACCGCCTCCCCGATCAGTTCCTCGGCCATCGCCTCATCGGTGTTGTTGGCGTAGGCGTGCAAAATGATCGCAACGTCCCACAAGATGCCGTCGGGGCGTAGCACACCGCCGCCGGCCTCCAGGCGCAAGAACCCGTTGATGGTGTCCTCGGTGAGGCTGGGTTTCGGGACGCGGGTGCCGCACGGGGTCGGCGCGACGAGCGCCGGGAAATACTGCAACCCGAGCAGCTCGGTGGGCGGCGGGCGGGTCGTCTGCCACGGCCGCACTGTGCTGGGGTTGACGGGGGCGCTCATATTCCGAATCCCGGTCCGAATTCTTCGTCGCCCTTGAAGTAGCCGCGACCCTCTGGGCCCTCCTGGTGGGGTTGATGCGCGGGGTGGGCGGGTTCGCTTTCCACGTCGGCGTGACCCTCATCGAAGCCGGTGTACTGCCATGCGCCTTCTTCGCTGACACCCCACGGGTAGGGGTCCGACCCGACGGTGGCCAGCGCCTTGAGCAGGGTGGAGTTGTGCAGGTCGTCTTCGTAGGCTTTGGCGTTGGCGGGTCGCACGCGGGCGCGGGCGCGGATGTTCTCGGGCCGGTTGGACACCACGTATTCGTATTCGGCGCCTTCGATGACGGCCAGGTCGTTGGCGGTGTCGGCGATGTCCGCGGCGCGTTGCGCGACACGAGCGACGATCTCGGGGTCGTGCATCATGTCGCGGAATGCCCGCGGGTTGATAACCAACCGCATCCCGGGGGCGATCTCGATGCTGGTGGGAAACGACGAGGGTTCACCGGGCGCGGCGCCCATGCCTTCGTCGGCGGCGGATTCGGCGAACGCGTCGTAGCTAGTGAGCTCGCCCCACGCCTCACCTTCCTCGCCGAACATCTCCGTCATCAGGTGGTTCTCCGAATTTTTACAACGCCGCCGAATTGCATCGTCAACCGCGGCCACGGCGACATGCGGTCCTCGGCCGGGTCACCGTCCACCCAGTAGGCGACACCGTTGGGTTCCCCGTCGGGGGTGGTCGGCGAATACGTGTAGTTACCGTCCACATCCTGATCCAGGGTGGCGTAGAGGATGATCTGGTCCCCCGCCGAATAGCTGGTGGGGTCGGGGACGCTCATATGCAGGATCGTTTCGGTGCGTTCCTGAAACTCCGGTCCCATCACCTGGTGGCTCGAGCCGCGCCGCCCGAACTGCGACACGTCGTAATAGTTACGGACCACCGGCGGGTCGTCGACGACCACCCAGTTGTCGTGGTCATCCTTGCGGGTGGTGTCCTCCCAGCGGGCGATGTGCACACACTGCCACGGGGTGGTGGTGAACGGTCTGGTCGGCCACGGCTTGGTCGGCATCGTTCACCACCGGTGCCCGCTCGTGCACAGGTGCCGCTTGTCGATGCGCCCACCACCCAACACGGTGGTGTGCCCCAGCACCGGGCCCAGCATCCGCGCCTGTATCCCCTGCAGGCAGGTCCGCCCGCAGTACGGGCACGGGGCGTGGCATCGCTGGCGCATCACCGCACCATCGGCAGCCGGAACGGCGACAGCCGGTTCTTCTGATCACAGTTGAGCGTCAAACCGTAGGCTTGCATCAGCTGCAGCCGAAACCCCGGCGTCTGAACCTCTTTCACATTGCCCGCGGACACCTCGGTGGACACCGTGGTCAGCTCGTAGGCGATCTCCTTGATCACCGTCGGCACCTCCGCGTAACCACTGTTGAACGCCACCGTCACCAGCCCGAGCTGATAGATCGGCAGAAACGACCAGTTGTCGGGGCCGTAGTAGAAACCGCCGTACGCCGACCACCAGTGCCAGCCGATCGGCTCGATCACCCCGTAATCGAACCAGTTGTATTGGGTGGGGTCCAAGATCTGATCATCCTGACCGCCCTGACTCTGGATGGTCACCGACTCCACCGCGGTCACCATCAGCGACGGCACCTGGATGAGACCCTTCGCCCCGATCCGCAGGTTCGTTTCGATCAACGCCAAATTCGGCCAGATGTGCCAACCGCAGTAGGTGCGGATCGCGTCGCCGGCCACCTCCAGAAACCAGTTCGGGTCCTGAGCCTGATACGCCGCCCAGTCCGGGTCGCCCGGATCGAGCAGCGGCGGCAGCCCCGTCTGCGCCGTAAGGGCACCACCGCTGGACAGCCCGGCCGCCACCGTCATGGTCTACCTCCCGCGCTATTCGGCCAGGGCGTCGCGCAGCTTGGCCTGCAAATCCGGCTTACGGTCCTCGTGGGAATGCTCGACCCCCAGCGCGTCCAGCTCGGAACGCAGCTCGGCCACCGTCAACGACTCCACATCCACCTCACGCTCGACCGGTTCGGGTCCCTCGAGCTCCTCGACGACCTCCTCCTCGATCGGGGCGTCCTCGTCCACGGTGGCGTCACCCTCAGCCAACAGCTCACCGGTCAACGCGTCAACCAGATCCACCACCTCATCCTCATCGGACACCGCGCACTCGGCCGCGAGCGCCGCAAGCTCCTCAGGGACCTCCAGCCCGGCCGCCTCAAGCGCTTCCACCCGCTCGGCCACCGCACGCGCCCGCGCCACCTGAACATCACGCACATACAGACCGCCCTGCGGCGGCGCCGACAACCGCCCAGCCTTACCAACAACGAGGCGCACTTCTCGGGGCGCGACCGACTCACGACCAATCGCCATACGCGCAGGATAAACGCGGCCCAGCCCCGCGGCGGCGCGGCGCGCCGACACCCCCGATGTTCACGTTCTATAGTCGCAGCGACGCTGTACAGTCATCTGGGTGACGTTGTGCAGCAGATGGCGGGCACGCCACAAACGCAGCCTCGTCACCATCCGATACGACAACTTCACCATCACAACCAAAGGAGAAGAAGTGGCTTACACACTGCCCGCGGACATGCAAGTCGAGGTCAAGGTCTCCTACGTCGACGCCAGCGGCAACCCCGCCGGCGTCGACGGCGCCGTGGTCTGGGACACCAGCGACGCCACCATCGCCAAAGTCGTCGTCAACAGCGCCGACAGCACCCTATGCGAGGTCATCGCACCCGGCCCGGTCGGCAACGCCCAAGTCACCGCCACCGCCGACGCCGACCTCGGAGCCGGCACCACACCACTGATCACCACCCTCGACGTCACCGTCGTCGCCGGACAGGCCGTCGCCGGCACCATCAGCCCCGTCGGACCCGCCGAACCCATACCAGGGGTCTGACTATCTGACTACTCGAAGCTTCGGCTCAGACGGACGCAGCGCGGGCGGCAACTCAGCATCCAACGACTCGCGCCACACGGTCACCGCATCAGCTAGCCGATGCGTTGCGTCCTGCAATTTGCGCGGTGTCATCACACCCTCGCAAAGAGCCTTCAAGTCATCAGCCGCCTCGATAACCTCCTCAAGCAGCGCCCATCCGTCATTACGATCGCTCATGATCCGCGCACCGGAGTTGTGAGTGCCCGAGCGATGTCCCATCCTCGGCCGAGGCGATCGAACAATCGGTTGTAAGGCATGTTGAACTCTGCCGCCCACTGCACCAGCGACTGAGTGCGGCCATCGAAAGTAGCAGAACGGCTATTGCTCCGATTGCGGATCTGCTCAGTAGCGGTAGCCCAACGGCAGTTCTCGGGTGAATACGGACCCTGGAAATCTATTCGATCTAAGGTTGTACCGGCTGGCCGTACGCCCATATCGGCTAGAAAGACAGTGAAATCATCCCAGCGCGGATCAACAGTGATGCGGTCGATATACCGGATGCTTTCGCGGCAGCGTTGGCGCATGGAGACCCAGCTTTGATATGTAGGCGTGCCTGTCAGACCATGCGAAGTGCCGTATCCATTCCTAGTCACGGTTTCCAGATGAAGGCAGCCGCACGATTGAGTGTTGCCATTCCGAAGCGGGGCGGTGGGTACGTCTACTTCGTTACCGCACTCGCATAAGCATTTCCAATAGCGAATTTTGTCGCCATTTTTCTTCTGGCGGCTCCCGGCCAGGGCAATGACGGTCAGTCGCCCAAACGGCTGCCCTACTAAGTAGGGACGACCCCATAGAACTGTGGGATGCGTACCTAACGGCGTTGGTATCAACCATGAGCACTCGCCCTCGCCAAATGTGTGGTCATCGGGGTCGAGATCATCGAATGACATCTGCGCAGGATTACGGTGGACCATGTCGGCTCCTAACTAGTCGGCCACGCCTCGGGGCCGTGCAAGCGGCCGCCGAGGTCTTTCCTACCATAGGTACAGCAAACTCCCGCGCTGCCTATTGGCAAACGCGGGAGTTTGTAGAACTGCAGGTCAGAACGTTGGCGCGGTCAGGCCAGTTATCTCCACGACCGACTGCGGGTAACGACCTGCCGAGAAGGCCAAATAATTGTATATCTGGAGCAACACGGTCAGGTTAGTTGCCAAGGTCTCCGGCAGCACCCTGGCCCTGATACCGGATTCCCAAAGCACGAGGTCGCTAGCTCTCAAAACATAAATGATGTCCTGATTTCCGCTTGGCGTTCCCGGTCCGGCGGTCGTCGTGATGTTCGGGTCGGTGATCACCGGCAGCCCGTGCATCGTGCCCACGACCTGCTGAGACGCCACGTCCTGCAGGACGCCGGCCGCGTTGAACGGGTTGTTCGCGTTCGGCAGGAACAGCGGACGCTGCTGGGCGTCCAGCAGGGACAGGAACCATCCCCACCTCACTGGGTGCATGACGATGGCCTCGGGTGGCAGGAAGCGGGTGGTGTGGACCAACTGGACCGCGTTGGCGATCGCCGAATACACGGTCTGGATGGTCGGCGCCCCCGACAAGGCCACCGTCGAGATGCCGGGGGTGTTGTTCACACCGAGCACCTGACCGGCGGTGCCGGACCCGGCCAGCACCTGGGTGTCGGTGGAGGCGGCGTGCGCCGCGACCAGGTCGCGGAACACCACATCATCGAACGCAATGGGGCTCTGATCGATCAACTGAATTGACACGCCTTGCGCGCCGGCGATCGTGCGTACCGGTGCGTTGATGAACGTGTCGGTCAAGTCGGTCTTGCTGATCGGGGTGTTGTCGGCGGTCTGCACTCCGACGGTGGTTCCGGTGAGCAGCTTCGGAATGTTGATGCTGTCGGTTCCACCGGGCAGCGGCTGGCGCTGCACGAGGTTCGCGAAAGCCCTTCCGGGCCTTGCCAATTCGATATATTGATCCATTAGCCACGCGGGCGGCACCGCATACCCACCTTGGCCGTCGACCCGCGAGATGTCGCGGTATTCCTTGTAGGACTCGTCTTCGGCGACGTCCTGGGCGTGGCGCATCAGCCGACCGCGGGATTCGCCGTCGCCGTCCATGTTCAGGGTCAGTTTGATGAGATCCTTGACGTAGGAGCGGCGGTTGTTGCCCTTCTGGTAGGTGAGCTGCTCGGTGACCTTGGTGCGGGCGGTTTCGGCGCGCCGGATTTTGGCGAGGTTCTGCGAGATCTGGCCGGAGCGTTCCACCTCGCCGCGTACCTCGTCGATACGTTCGTCGAGGCCGATGATTTCGGCGCCTTCGGACTTCATGTCCTTCATGTATTTGCGGTATTCGGCGTCTTCCTCGGGTTCGAGGTCTTCGCGGCCCTGTTCGCGGGCCAGCAGCAGCACAGCTTCGGCTTTCTGCTGGGAGCGGGCGCGCTTCTCGGCGGTGTTCTCGCGGCGGCGCAGCAGCTGGCCGAGGAACTCCTCGAGCCCTCCGGCGGCGGGCACCGCGTTGTCGACGCGGCGCTCAAGTTGATCTGTCATCGAAGTTTCCTTCGTGGTCGGCCCGTTTTTGGGCGTAGAAACATGGGGACGTGGCTCGAGCTGGGCGAATGGTTCGTCACCGCTTCGCCGCTGGTGGGTTCGTCACCGGCACCTTTGAGCGACTGGGCTGCGTTTCTAGCGGCCAACTAGAACGTGTTGCCTGGCGGGATTGTAGGAGCGGGTTTCCCGTGGTCAGCGGCGCGACACGCCGTTTGTTAAGCAGTCGTGTCGGGGGATGTCGGCGCCGGGCATCGTTTGGCAGCCGAGCAGGGTCGCGACCGGTTGTCCGAACATGGCCGCGGTGCGGGCGGTGGGGCAGTCCGCGCGGTGTACCAGTACGCCACCGTTGGTGCCTTCGGTCAGCGCGATGTCGTATTCCATCAGCTGGCTTTGGGTTTCATCGTGTCGGCGAACCCGCACGCGGCGATCGCGCGTAGCCCCTCGGTGACGGTGATGGTTTCGGGGTCGCCGTATTCGCGGCGCAGCTCCTCGAGTCTGCGGCTGATGCCGACATCGCGGCCGGGGATGTGCTGCAGATCGCGGACCTGGCGGCGTGCTCGGGCCAGCAGTTTACGCATGTCGCCGTCGCCGCTGGCCTCGGCCATCTGGTAGCAGGCGACGATGGTGGACTCCAGCGCGGCCGCGAGTGACAGGTCGATCTGGTTGTCCATGTCGTTGTCGGGTTCCTCCTCGGACGCGTCGTGTTCGCCCTCGTAGTCGGGGTCATCGGGCATGTCGATGGTGCTGTCAGTGTGGTCCCAGTCGCTGCGGCCCTCGTCGTCATCGTCGTCGTCGTCGCGGCCGCCGCCCTTCTTGAACGGTTTGGCCTGTTTGCCGCCGAAGTTGCCGCCCTGACGCATCTGATCCAGGCCGTCCATCGCGGTCATATCGCCGCCGTGATCGGGGCAGGTGTCGCCGGGGCACATGTCCCCGCCTGGGCAGACCTCATCGTTGGCGAGCATCCAAAGCGAGTACATCTGTTTGTCGTACGCCTCGTCGTGCGCGTCGTAGCCGCCCTTGGCTCCCACACCCAGGTCGGCGCCCGGTGTGATGTCGGGACGCCCGCCCAGCGTGCGATCGTACGGGGTTATCTGCTTGTCGTAGCCCTGATCTTGGCCGGTGGAAGCCTTGATGTCGGGGTTCCACACGTACGGCGCGGTGAACGCCCGGTGCCCCGAACGTGGGGACGACCACGCCTTGGATTCGTCGCCGATCTGCACACCGAACCGTTTGGCGGCGGAGCGGATCTTGCCCATGATCGCCGACTGCTGCTCGGCGGTGTAACGCTGCTTGTTCTGCGCGAACCGGGCGGCCGCGTTGCGCACCCGCGCCGCGGAGTTCAGCGGGTAGCGTTTCTTGCCGTTGCCGCCCTTGGCGGGTTTGCCGTCGTTGTCGAGGTATCCGGGGTCGGCGAAGTTGGACACGTCGGCGTACTTTTTCGGGGTTTTCGCTCGCGCGTTGGACAGTGTGTGCATGGCGGCCATCACCTTGGTTTGATCCATTTTGCGTATCTCCACCAGATCGGAGTTGGACAGCGACGCCAGCACGTCCACGGCGTCGGACATCATCACCGCGGTGTTGGGGTTCATCCCGTAATTCACCACGGACACATCGCCCTTATGCAGCGAAACCTCGGTGATCATCCGCTGCGTGTAATCCGAGCTCCAGTCCTGGGCACGGACATGGAACGCGAAGCTCATCTCGTCGAGCAGCGGTCGGCGGCCCTCGCGGCTCTGCATCTTGGGGGCCAGGCGCTGCACGTCGGGGTCTGAGGGATTCAGCTCGGCGCGGATCAACAGCCCGTGGTCGTCGGCGCGCAAGCTCAGGGTGCCGTTTTTAGTGCCGGCGATCGGCAGGCCCTCGTGGTTGATGAGCAGCATCACGTCGGGGTTGGCGCCCAACGTTTTGTCGAACGCGCGCCGGTCGATCTGCTCGACCCAGCCGCCGGCGCGCACCCCGCCGTGCACGTCGTAGGCGTGGAACGTGGCGGCGTAGCCCTCGAGCACAAGATGGCCCGACGCGGCGTCGGTGCGCAGCTCCAGCGGGCTGGCCATCCTCCGGGTTTCGCGGATGTCGAGGATCTTTTCCCGCATGCGACGCTCGTCCAGAGTGGTCGTCATCGTTAACCTCCCATGCTGGTGGTTAGGTTCTCATCAGGAAGCCGCGGCCGTTGCGA